GGGGGTTGTAGGGGGCGGAGCCCCCTGGGGGTTTTAGGGGGCGGAGCCCCCTGGGGGTTTAAGGGGGCGGAGCCCCCTTTTGGCGCCCAAATTTTTGGGAGGTGGTGGATGTTTAAATAAGTTGAGACTTAAAGGAACAGACACCGAGTTTGAATTAATGGGGCCTAGCCCTTTATTTCTTTATTGTTTATAGTTTAAGTCAAAATTTACAACAGGTTCTGGTACACAGTAAGGGTAAAATGGTTTGTCATGTAAAAAGTATCTCATTGGTCTTTTAAAAATACCTGCTATTTCTTTTTCTTCTTGTAATTCCCATGCATTTAACCTCCTATTTTTAGGTTGAGGATCTTCAAATAGTTTAACTTTAAAGGTGCATTTTTTTATTCTAATTGTTGTATTTTGAGTAGGGTTTTCATTATTCGGAGCTTGAGTCTGCGCTGCTGACGCTGCTGCTGCTGGAGCTTCTCGAGTAGTGATGTTTCTTTTTCTTCCTCGGAACTCTCCTCCGATGTCTCTTCTTGTGAGATTGTCGGTGCTGGGTCGAAGTGGCTTCCACCTGTAACAGTAATTGTTTTAATTCCTGTGTCTTTTTGGAGGCGCTCAATAGCTTTTTTTGTAAGAGAGTGTCGTCTTTGGTCAAAGCTCCACAGTATGCTGGCTGGATCTGTTTCTGGATTCTGTAACGAAGTTGTGAGGTTGAAATTATGGGGTACAGGATATGTTGGTTGTTGTATGGGGTCTTCAATGGTAGACATTGGAGGAGGGCTTCCACCCCACTTAAAGTAAAAAGAGTACTTCATTAGCCCTTGTACTGAGTAGTTGTCTGGAATTTTTGTTGTTCCTGGGCCTGCTGAACATATTGTGTTTATGGCCTCTGCTTGGTGTTGGAATTGTGGATGCCATGTAGTTCTATCTGCCCCTATTGGTTGTTCTTCTGGTGAAAATGGGCTTTTTCCTTGTAAAAAGCTGTCACTTAGTGGTACTATGTATTCTGTGTTTAATGCTAGTGGAATGTGTCTCATTACTAAAATGTAGCTGCTGTCTATATGTAGGTGTTTTTTAATTTTTTTATGCCAGTCTGAAAATCCCCAAAGTAGTAGCCAAAACGGAAGATTTTCATTTGTTAGGTCTGGGTTATCTGGTGGTTGCCAGGAGGTTTCTGATTTAAAATTTGCTTTAAAGTAGCATATATTTGTTTGTCCTTGGTCATTATATGGATTGTATCTTATAGTTTTTGTTAGTTCTGCTGTAGTATAGTCACTAGTTTCTCCTTCTTCTGAGGAAAATAAGTCAGAAGGTTTTTTTCCTATTAAAAATACTGGTTCTCCTACTGATAAGTAATTTGTATGGAATGGGTTTCCTGCATATATAGTGTATTCTGTTTTCCAGTCAGTCCATGATTTTGTTGTGTTGTTTCTTTTATATTCCTCATAGTTTATTCCTGGTTTGTATATCATGGTGTCTGTTAGTGGGATTAGCATTTTTAATTTTAAAGGCCCATTGTATGGTGGGTTTTGTGTTGTTGAGTATAAGTAGTAGTTAATTGTTCCTACTGTTTTTGGGTGATAGTCTGTTGCGTCTTGAAATTGTCTGTTTGAAAATAAGGATACATTTAAGCTTGTGATTGTTAAATTTGTATTTATGTGGTCTGGATCTATGTAAAATTTGTTTAAGCTGCAGGCTGTTACTCTTGTCATTAATAGTGGTGTTTTTGCCATGTTTTGTTGGAAGTACCATTTGTTTTCTAGTTGTGTTGGTGGTGGCACGAATACTTTTTTATATGGTACTTTTCTTTTGTATGTTTTAAGTCCTGGCATTGTTATTTTGTTTTTTAATAGTAAGTGTATGTTTGGTTGCATAGCATTATACATGCCTAGTGAGCTCTGTAATGGTAGTTGGTTTGAGTATGTTGCTACGTAGTCTGTGTATTCACTCTGATAAAATCTTATTGAGCATCCTAAGTATCTAACTAATGGTAAGTCCTGGTTTGTTACAGTCCAGATATTTCTACCATAGATATGTTCTGAATAAAGTCCTTCTAAGGTAAAAACTTTAATTCCCCATCCTCCTCCCCCTGGTTGATGCTCCGGTACTTCGCTAGTTTCATACATATCAAAATTGTTTACAAGTCTTTTGTTAGTAGTCTGAAATAAGCATATAGGTCCTTTAATTTTACTCTTTCTTATAGTTTTTGGTTGAAATTGAGTTAGTACTATTTTTCTAAGTTTTCTTTTATATGGTCTTCTTACCCATCTTGGTCTTCTCCAGTATCTTCTGCGAAGAGTTTTTCTAGGTCTTCTCCAGTAACGCCGCAGTCTTCTTCTACGGGGCCAGTAGTTGTACCAAGGCATCTTTTAAGGTGGTCTTTTTCTTCTTGAAGTAGTTCGGGTCCCAGTTGTTTTAGAAGAATTGTAGCGGCGTGGAGTGCTGGTTTGTCGCAGTCACATAGGCAGTCGTGTATTCCAACAGTGCAGTTTGTAAATTTAATTTGCTGTGCTCTTGTTAATTTGTGCATCTGTAAAATAAGGTTATTTTAAGTTTCTTGCCCGTTCCTCCAGACTGATCTAGCCCGAATTGCCCCTAGACTCCGGTGGTTTCACTCACCTTCGGCTCCCGCCCAAGATCAGCCGGTGGTCACTGTCGTGTTCCCGTCTCCGTCTGGCGGCATAAACTCAGCCATTCGTCTGTGCTGTTAGTTATATAGTTTCTAAACTCCTCCCAGGAACTACGGTGATTACTAATGAATTGTTTAATAACTAATGAGTATTTGAGGAAGTAGTGTAAAAAAGGGGAAGTGTTTGACGGTTTGTGGTCGGCAATTCTAATTAGGTGGTTTTCCTGTTGAATATTAATTA